TCCAAATATGGTATTACTGGATATGAAAGAATTTATTGCAATGGCCAAACTTTTGGTTTAGAAACTCATCTTCACTATGATGATTCGGATTCCCCGATACCAGCAGAACAAAGGTATACCTTTGTTTACTACCCAAGGCTTGATTGGAAAGCAGAGTGGGGCGGCGGTACAATTATTTACAATAAAGATACCTTAGAGATAGAAGGGCAAAGCAAATACAAAGGGAATCGAATGGTTGCCTTTCATGGTGGTGTTCATCCACATGGAGCCGCTCCTATTTCTCGACACTGTTATGAACTAAGAACTATTGTTGTCTTTAAGTGTATTGTTTCATAATGTATGAACTCAAGGATTATCTTAATGCAATAAACCATACTAAAGAACCTCTATTAGATTCTGAAGATGAGTTGTGGGAAAAGAAATTTGCTCCATTTATCATCAATAAATGTGTAGCTCCCTTTGAAGATACCCTTATGTTGGTTAACGAAATTAATCAATTGCACCACCTAGACAAGAAAATGCAGTTTGATTTTTTGATAAATAGTCTAAGACCAAGGAAAAGATACGCACCTTGGCTGAAGGCGAAGAAATTGAAGAATCTAGAGTATGTTAAAGAGTTTTATGGATATAACAACGAAAAAGCTAAAATTGCTCTTGACATATTAAGTGATGAACAAATTTCCGCTATAAAAAAGAGATTGTATAAAGGTGGAAGAGATGGAAGAAATTAATTGGACACAGGAGCAAATGCTTGAAGTGTCGCTTAAAGAACCTGATGATTTTTTAAAAGTACGGGAAACTCTTTCCCGTATTGGTGTAGCTTCCAGAAAGGAAAGAAAACTTTATCAGTCCTGTCACATACTGCATAAACAGGGGCGATATTATATTGTGCATTTTAAAGAGCTATTTGCTTTAGACGGAAAGAAAACAAATTTGTCCAGTAATGATATCGCTCGAAGAAACACCATAACCAATCTTTTAAGAGATTGGGGCTTAGTTGAAGTACTAAACCCTATCGATAATGTAGCACCACTAAGTCAAATTAAAGTTTTAACCTTTAGTGAGAAGTCTGATTGGATTCTAGAAACCAAATACAATATTGGGAAGAAGAAAGAGGACTGATGTGGAAAAGTTCAAGTCCTTCATAACAGAAGAAAAAGAAGAAAAATATCGTATTCTTGTGATTTCTGCTGAACCAGATAATAATAAAATGTTTCATACTGCCCAAAGGGTAACGGATGAAGCAGAGAAACTTGGTCACGATGTTTATGTTGTGAAGGTTGAAGGTGCAAGTATCATATATGATACTGGTTATAAAATCTTCAATGCTGATGATAAAAAGGGTTTTGAAATTGGTAACGATACCGTTGCGATTGTGCGAGGCTCTGTTCGACTAAAAAAGAGTTATCTGGACTTACTTACTCAATTAGAAAAAATTGGTGTTTGTATGGTCAACAGCAGAGAGACAGTTGAAGTATCCTCTGACAAATACAGGACATATGTTAAGCTACAAGATTATGGATTGAACCAACCTAAAACAGTTCTTATTCCTAATGCTGATACATGGGAACAAGCCTTAGAATCATTGGACAGTAAATTTCCTATTATCATGAAAACTCTGGAAGGTTCTAAGGGAATTGGCGTTTTGTTTATTGAGTCAGAACGACAAATTGAATCTTTGGTTCAATTATTATACAATCAAAACGATGATGTAGATTTACTAATCCAAGAATATATTAAAACTGATGGCGATATACGAGTTATAGTTTTAGGTGGTAAGGTTATTGCTTCTATGAAACGAGATGTTGTAGAAGGTGATTTTAGGTCTAATGTTTCGCAAGGAGCAAAAGTCGAAGAATATAAGTTAACAGAGTTAGAGGTGGAACAATGTCTATTGGCTGCAAAGGCAATTGATGGCTCTTGGACAGCTGTAGATTTCATTCCTTCAAAAAATCCAAAGAAAGACCCTCCATATATTCTTGAAGTAAATCATTCACCAGGCTCAGAGGGAATCGAAAAGGCTACTGGTAAAAATATAGTTAAAGAAGTTATTGATTTTTATGCTAACCCAGATAATAGATATTCTGTGCCTACTCAATGCGGCTGGGAAGAAATTGTAACGGTAAAACCTTTCGGAGATTTAACTGCAAAATTTGACACAGGTAATGCTAGATATCCTGTTCTTCATGCAGAAGACATAGAGATTAGTGGTAAGAAAATTACGTTCAATCATGGTGGGAAAACTATAACCACTAAGTTAGTAGGAGACTATGTTTCTATAACAGGTGGTGGAGAAGATAAAAGATATTTGGTTGATTTAGAGTTTGAATTTGCTGGTTCCTCTTATGGTGAAATTACTTTCGGCTTAGATAATAGAGATGATTTTAATACAGACGTTTTGCTTAATAGAAAGACCATGCGAATGTTGAATGTCATGGTTAATCCCCAAAGAAAATATATCGTTACAACCAAATATGTCCTTGACAAATAACCTCAAAGATGATATAACTACAACTATGACTTTTTATACAAACGTATTACAATTTGGTAACAGTCTTTTAGTACGAGAGGTTGATGAAAAAGGCCAGCGTACAAAAAGAAGGGTCCAATATCAACCCACACTTTTCGATTTAGTCACCACTAAAGAAAAAACAGGGTATACTACTCTTGATGGCAAATCTGTTTTGCCTCATAAGTTAGACTCTATCAATGATGCTAAAAAATGGTATGAAAGTAGGAAAGCCCAAAATATAGTATATGGAAACACACAGTATGCTTATACCTATATTTCTGACACATATCCTAATCGTGTGAAATGGGACAAAGAGAATCTTCTTATTGTAACTCTAGATATCGAAGTTCGGTGTGAAAATGGTTTTCCTTCTGCTAAACTGGCTGAAGAAGAATTATTATCGATCACTATGAAGAATCACCAGAATAAACAGATTCTTGTTTGGGGCTTACATGAGTTTCAGAACTATCGTGAGGATGTTGATTATCGCCTTTGTAAAAATGAAAATGATCTGCTGACAAAGTTTACAGATGAGTGGGCTCGATGCTTGCCTGATATCGTTACAGGATGGAACACAGAATTCTTTGATATTCCCTATCTTTGCAACCGTATCAAGAAAATTTTTGGTGAAGATTGTTTGAAAAAACTGTCGCCTTGGGGCAAAGTGTTCGACAGAGAAGTATATCAGATGGGCCGGCAACAACAAGTGTATAACATACAGGGAGTTGCTCATCTGGATTATTTTGACTTATATCGTAAATTTACTTATAGTGCTCAGGAGTCATATCGTTTAGATCATATTGCAAAAGTAGAATTGGGTGAGCAAAAGGATGGTAATCCATTTGATACATTCAGTGAGTGGTATACAAAAGACTACCAATCATTTATCGAATATAATATACAGGATGTTGAGCTAGTTGATATGCTCGAGGATAAAATGCGTTTGATTGAGCTGTGTCTGACCATGGCATATGATGCTAAGGTAAACTATACAGATGTCCTTGGTACGGTGCGTTATTGGGATGTTCTGATTTACAACCATCTGCGGGCAAAAGGGATTGTTATACCACAAAAATCAGATCATAAAAAAACATCACAGTTTGAAGGAGCTTATGTAAAAGACCCAATAGTAGGGATGCATAACTGGGTAATGTCTTTTGATTTAAATTCCCTGTACCCACATTTAATCATGCAATATAATATTTCACCAGAGACTCTTGTGAATAAGGGAGCAGATATCCAAGAAGGCCTTGTAACTAAAATTTTAGATGGTGCGGTTAGTAATGATACAGAGTATTGTATGACCCCTAATGGAGCTTTCTTTCGGAGAGATGTAAAGGGATTTCTGCCAGAAATAATGGAGAAAATGTACAATGATCGTGTCGAATATAAAAGACTTATGTTGGCGGCTCAACAGCAATATGAAAATACGAAGGACAGGGCTTTACTCAAGGATATCTCAAGATACAACAATATCCAGATGGCGAAGAAGATATCTCTTAACTCGGCGTATGGTGCAATTGGGAATAATTGGTTTAGGTATTTCGATTTGTTGGTCGCTACTGCAATTACAACGTCTGGTCAGTTGGCTATACGATGGATTGAAAAGGCTCTTAACATATATCTTAACAAAATTTTGGAAACCGACAAAATTGACTACGTTGTTGCGAGCGACACGGACTCAGTTT